CCATATTAATTACCTCCTGTAGGTTTCATGGCTGCAGCAGCCATTTTAGCAGCAGCTGCAGTATCACTTTGGTTCTTTCTCATTTCGTTGGTTAGCTGTGATAACCTTTCACGTAATTGAAGTTCCTCAGTCTTAGTTTGAATTTTACTCTGTAATTCAGCAACCTTCAACTGTGGATCAGCAGCAGTTGCTTGGGTTTTTGCTTGGTTAAGCTGTGCTTCAGTTTGTAATCTAGCGACTTCAGCCTCTAGTTTAGCTATCTCAAGCTGCGTGCTTCTGATTTGAGATTCCATTTGGAATTGTTGTAATTGTACTTGTTCTTCTGTTGGAGGAGCGGTGCCCTGCATCTGTCTGATTCTTTCTGCAATATCAGCTTTACGAGATAGATGTGAATATTCAACAATTAAATCATCTGGGATTGGTACCCCAGCACTTCTAAGTTCAATAGCTTCAGCAAACTGCATCTCATCGAAGTTATCCCTAGCTGGAGCCGTGCCAACTACAACATCATAGTCTCCTAAAGTAAGGTCATTTATAATCTCACCGGCAGGAGTCATTTGGTTTACTTTTAACTTGTTCCTAGGTTTAAATGGATCAGACTCGTCTGTAATTTGTATTACGCGCTCTTCTGTATAATAAGCCTGTATCATGTGCAAAACTTTTTCTGCTAAGTATTGTCTAGTCTTTGCTAAATTATCTAAAGGTACTTGTAACATTAAAGATCCGCTATTCTGTAAATTTTTAATTGCCACTCCAGAAAGTTCTGGACTGGTTTGACCGAGCATCGCGTCACCAATACCACTTATCTGTTTAATATTTGCAGAAGCTTTTTGTGCAATTCTATCTAAACCAGTAGGTATTTGATTTGGTGGTATTTTACCTGGAGGGGTAGAGCCCCTATTAAATTCTAATACTAAACCTGTTTCTGCTCCGTGTTCTTCTAGGTCATCAGCTGTCATACCAGATAAAGAACCTGATTCTACAATCCAACCACTATTAGCAGTTGTGTTTACTATATGTAATTCTTGTGAAGATATCTTGTTAAGTTGTTCTTGTGGTGATAGTAGGTTTCGTACCATTCCAAAAGGTTTACCTCTACGGAAATACGGAAAGTACGGTACGATAGTAAAATGGTCATACGGAGAGTAGTCATCGAATAACACTACAGTGTCAGCGGTCACGGTCCAACGGACTCGTCGAATTTTTTTCTCCATAATTTCTAACGCGTACTCGTCTGCAAATGTTTCTCTTTTCTTTTTTGTCCAGTGATTAGGAACTTTTCTCTTGTCGCCAGTAACAGGGTCAACGTAAAACATAGCATCATCTAATTTATAGTATTGTCTTTCTATAACTCTAATAGACCTAAGCATTCGTGCGTTCTCTGGATCTCCTGGATATTGTTGTCCGTAATTATATTCATCAGTATCTCCAAACCTAGACTCCTCAAACTCCATAGAGTCAGCGCCAAGTGTTGTACCTGTTTCTGCTAACATTCTTAATTTATCTGCTTTGTTCTGTCCGTAGGTTTCTTCTATTTCGTCTAAGCTCATCCATTTTGTTTCAAATATTTCATTCCAGGTTTTTGGGTCATAATGTTTTGCATCTGGGTCTATAAGAATATCTAAAGGATCTTTTGCTTCTATACTTACTTCGCCTTGAACGTGCTCAGTAAAATCAATTCTAATATCAAAATATCCGCGATCTTGTATAAGGCCATCTTGAAAAACTTGAGACTCTATCCAATCTAACTTGTTGTAGTCTGCAATATAGGAATACACCTGTGTTAGAACGTCGGCTATTTCTTGGTCCCCGCCGCCCCTGGGTTTAAAATGTATATCAGCTTTTTTTGAACTCTGCTCTGCTAATACTGCATTTATAGTTGGAAGAATAGTGTTAATAGTTAAAGCAGGTCGGCCTTGGTCATCTAGAGACTGCATATCAAAATCGTCCCACTGGTCGCCTCTATAATAGGCGTCGCATTTTTTTGCTATCTGTATATATTCATCATGGCCGTGATCTCGCGCACGTGTATATGCATTCCATTGTGTTTTTGCTAACGCTAACTCTTCTGCGTCTTTAATTTTTTTACTTGGTTTTTTACTGTATGCCATATTATGCGCTCATTGCCGATTTCTTTTTCGGTCCCTTTGCCACTAATTCTAACCTATCTCGCCAGGAAGGTATATGCTCTGGCGCTTCATAAAAACTTGCATACTCTGTCATCATTAAACCAACCCAGGCCAAAGCGTCAACCTGGTCATCATGCACGCCATTAGGAAAACGCAAAAGTTCAGCCACCAAAGGCCCAGTCCAAACTGCGTCTTGTGGTACAAAAACCCTACCTTGTTGCATCCTACCTTGGATAGCTCTAGCTCTAGCTTCTTTATCACGTCGTCCTACTTTTAAATCTTTAAAATATGCAGAATGTAATTTACGTTCTGCTACCCGTTTTTGTAGAAAGGGACCAATAGCCATTTCTATGTGCCCTTTTTCTATGCCAATAATACCAGGTCTCCACATTTCATAGAAATCTAATATTTTTTCTACTAACTCAAACCCGTCGTATCTACCACGAATTGCATCAACTACATACATGTTATCATACTCATCGATCCCTACCATCATACCAACAGAGTAATCATTTCTGTCTCGTTGTCCGATAGCCAAATCCCACGCGCAATAATAACGCAACCTATCGTAATCGATCTCATCTGGTTCATAGTATTGGATCATATCTCTAGTGAAATAATCACCTTCATCTGATACTGGGTTTTGTTGATACAGAGCACTCCAGTCTCTGGGACCAATAGCTCTTTGTATCATTTCTAAGGATTCTACATTATAACGTTCGGGGTGCAGGGGTTCGCCCGTTGCACGAAACTCTTCATCTTCTTCTGCTATAGCTGGGTATTTAACCACTTCCCAATTATCTGCGCCGCTTTCAGTTGCTTGCAACAACCTGCCTGCTAGATCATCATCGTGCCATCTAGTTAAAATAACTAATATGCCTCCGCCAGGGGAAAGCCTTGTATAAGCCGTAGAGGTGTACCAATCCCAGGTTGCCTCTCTATTATTCTCAGACTCTGCATCTTCTCTGTTTTTTACCGGGTCATCAATTAATAACACGTGCGCACCTTTACCAGTAATACCACCACCAACACCGGCTGCTACATAACCGCCGCCTTGGGTAGTCTGCCAAGATTCTACAGACTGTGAATCTTTGTCTAGCCTTGCATCTTCAAAGACTTTTTTATAGTTTGGCTCTCTTAGTACTTGTCTAACTTTTCTAGAAAAGCTCATAGCTAGAGATCCGGAGTATGAACAACTAATAAATTCATGCTCTGGATTACGTCCAAGGTGCCAAGCAGGAAAGGCGATACTAGCTAAAGTAGATTTACCATGACGAGGCGGCATAAATAGCATTAATCTTGGGGATTTTTTCTCCGCAACGTCTTGGCTAAACTTTTCTAGCCTTTGACAGATGTCTTTATGCACCCAACCTGCTTGGTAATCAGGATTAAACTTCTCAACGAATGGCAACATGCGCTTTCTAGACAAAATACGCTTTGCAAGTTCTTGTTCGGCACGAATTTGAGCGTTTTGCTCTTTTTTTGACTCTTTTTGTTGTTTTTGGGGTTCAGGAAGTTGATCTGCCTCATCAGCGGCACAATAAACGCATAAACCTTTAGGTAATACGAGGTTTTCTGCCAAAAGTTTCTTACACTTATAGCATTCTATCTTTTCCAGAGCCACTATTTAGTACTTTTTAGTTTTTTTTATCTTTTTTGCCGGTTTTTTGACCATTTTAGCCTTTTTTGCCGGTTTTTTAGAATATCCTTTGCCGTATCCCATTTTTTTCTCCTTTTTTTCCCAAAACATTGGTAATTGCTTGCCTTTTTTCTTTTCTTCTACCATATGTGCGGACATGTACGCAAACAGGCCCATAACTACTAATACTATTACACCTATAAATATTTCTAACATTTCCATCTTCTCCTTGCTTGCCTAATTCTTGAATTAGGATTATTTCTTGTTTTAGCTGAGCTTCTTTTTAATTGCCCTGCTGATCTAGCGCAATAAGATTTACGTCTTTTTGCTGCTTTTGAGCCTTTTTTAACTTTTCCCGTTACTGCTGTTTTTAATTTAGACCCAGGGTTTGCTTTTCTATAAGCTGCAACACCTTTTTTGGTCATACCAGCACCAGATTTAGTTTTCCTATAATTACCGCCTTTGCCGGTAGTTCTTTTTATAGGTTTTTCTTTTTTTCTAGGCATTATCTTCTTTTCTTCGTTGGCCTTTTCTTCGCGGTCTTCGCGGATTTTTTGAAAGCTTTAGCTGTCGGTGCTCCTTTTGCGCCTTTTTTCCGCATAGTCTCACCCGAGCCCGCTTTAATCCTTTTACGTTTTGCGTGTATATTTGCGTATAGTCCTCGTTTAGCCATTACTTCTTTCCCCCTTTGTACGACTTCTTAGTTGTACCTTTATTCTTTTTGCCTTTTTTCATAGACATCTTTTTGGGTTTTTGATTAATACAATGCATTATTTACCTCTCTTTTTGTTTTTAATAGCAGTAATTATGTCGCCTCTTGTTACTTTGTTTTTATCTCCATACAAAGATGCAAGTTTTGAAGTTTTACGTTTCTTTTTAGTAGCTCTCGCTTGTTGTGCATATTTAGTCATTAGTACCTCCTTGGGGTTCTAGATATTTTGTATCTACACCAGCTAACTTTAACAGCTCGGAATCTGGTAGTCTTTCTAGTTGTTGAATTTTATCTACATTAATATTAACTTGTGTTGCATTTTCTGGTGCAAATAGACCGTGGAGCTTGCACAACGAATCTACGACATTTTTTTCTTCGGTCGCTGTTGCTGATTTACGATGCGCTTCTAAATATAATTGTGTTGCTGTGTTTTTGTCGAACTTAACTTCTTCACGCATTTCTTCGCGCAAATATTCAATAGCCTGATTTATCTTTGGTTTTTTAAAAATCTCGTACACGGAATCTTGGTTCCTGTACCCCGCTGCACGGCCCGCGGCCGCTTTACTCATACCTCGTAAAAAATATAAAATTAATCTTTCTTCTTGGACCGAAAGCTCGGATAGCTTTACTCCGGCGTACGGATAGTGAGATTGAAGTTCCAATCTATCTTGTTCAGAGACTTCTACTGTTTGATCTGCAACTAGGCTCATGTTCCTAAATATACCTTATAACGTTTTATATTGGAAATTTATAATAAAAAAATTTTTTTTGAAAAATATGAAATATATCGCTGAGACATCAGTTACTACTATCACCCAGAGCCCCTCCTCCCTCCTTTCTCGAAGCTCGAAAGTCAGTCGTCGTTTCAATCATTGGAACCTTGTATCGAAAAAAGCTATGTCCAGCTAGCTATGTATTAAAGTGTTATTAACTTAGTACATGGAGGTACTTATGAACTATATGACAAAACTATTCACTGGCCTTGGTTCAGTGTCCGCATCTATCCACAATGGTATAGATAACATCTCAACATCGTCTATCAAATCTGGTGTTGATTCTATTAAACAGACCACGGTCAAGTATGCATCAGCAACTGCCCAAGGTTATGTTACATCTCGTAAGCCTAAGCAATTAGAGCTTGATCTAAAACAGGAGGCGTAATGGAAGAATATATATTACACCTACCAGAGCT